TCATTGCAGCAGCTTGCGTCGGGCCTCTGCCAATGGCAAGTACTCGATCAGGTATCCCTCTTTTTCCCATATAGGGCGTTTTTCCGCAAGAAACGGCGCATTCGCCTTGTTGTCACGAACCATCATGAGCCGATGTCCTTCAGGTGTCGTTACGAGGTAGGCATAAGTGGCATAGGTGTACTCGGTCAAGTTCAGGGGACCATCCGGTGTCGGCATGATAATCGGGTCTTGCTTGTGGTCAGACATGTCATGCCTCCAGAATCAAACGACGAATCAGCCAGAGCGCAGTTGCCAAAGCCAGCCAAAAGTAGCGGGTTTGCCAGAAGATGCTGCGGTGGCGTTCGTCCCATGCCACCAAAATCCAGTTCAAAAGCATAGTGGTTCCTTTCTGTTGTCGATGCTTTACGGCATCGTGCTCGGTCCTGCGCTGTTGCCGCCGCGGCATGCTGTCCTCGCTCCGCTGCGGGAGCTGCCACGCCGGCAACAGCGGAGGGGATCAAATCGGCGTGGCATCCTCGACTTGCACCAACACCACGATTTCGCTATTGCTCAATTGCTTCGCGTTGCTCACAGCCCAGGATGTGAAGGGGAAGAAGCTGCGGTCTTGTGTCTCCTTCTGTGTCTTGAGGCCGCCGATGACGTATACGTCGCCGGGCTTTGCATCGAAGGTCGTGGTCAGGTTGCGCGTCATAAGCGTGGGCGAGCTATTGACCCCGGTCTTGGTGGGAACGAAGTTGGAGACTTCCTGGTTAAGTTGCAGGCTGACCACTTCACCGCGGATCTGTGGCCGGGCCTCGATCACGATCCCTGACGGCTTGTAATCGACGGACTGGACCGGATTGCCCTTGCTGTCGTAGCTGACCTGGCCAAGGACGGGAACGTTTTCACCGGATTGGAAGCGAGTCTGCTGACCATCTGCGGCCAACACATCCGGGCGCGTGACGACATTGAACCGACTATCCATGGCAAACAGCTCGGCCAGAACATCCAGCGATGTGGACTGCAAGCGGAATACCGACGAGCCGGCCACGGCCGCGTCAGCCGCTCCGATGTGTAGCAACAGCTTTTGCGAAGCACTGCGAATGACGGCCCCCAGATTGAAACCCTCGTTGTTACCGCCGCTGACCTCGTAAACGACCGCCCGGACACGCACTTGCTTGGCCGGCGTATCCAGGCTGGCGAGATAGCCTTTCAGCTTGGCTACTTCCTCTTCGGTACCGTTGAAAACCAGCGTATCGGTCGGCCGGCTTTGCAAGCTCAACGGGGAGTCACCTTTGTCGTTACTGGCCTTGGGGGTACCGTCGCTACGCGGAGCCGGGCGGTTTTGTACGAAGTGGCCGGTAGCGAACAAACCGCCGATCAGGTCGCCCAGGTAGTTGGCATCACGATAGCGCGGGTGATAAATGAACACTTGGTCGGCAATGGGCTTTTCACCGTCTTCGCGCAATCGAATGAAGTCCACACCGCTACGCCGCTCCACGACGAAACCGGCGCTACGCATCGCCTCCAGGAACATGCTCTTTGCCTGTGCAGGCGGGATGCGCTCTAGCGACATGGTGAATACCGCATCCGACTTGGCTGCCTTAGGGTCAATGACGAATGGCGACTTCTGGATTTGGGTGTAGTAGGCCATCACGAGGTCGCTGACCGGGATACGGTCGAAGGTCATCGAAATGACGGGAATCGGTTTGCCAAATGCTACGGCGGGCGGTAACAGCGTGGCTAGGCATAAACCCCGCGCAATGGAACCCAGCAAGGACAGAGCAGCCAGCGGGCGCGAAACATTCATTTGGGCAACGCCTCCCCGAGCAACGATGAATCACTCTTGGCCGAACCAGACGAAAACGAGACAGCCTGGCCATCTACCTCGGCAGAGGTGGCAAATCCGTCAGGCACGAATCTAGTCGGCGTCACCGTTTGGATGCCTTCCGGGGTTCTGACCAGCACACGTATGCTCTCCCCGGTGGACAAGTAGCCCACGAGGGCTACCCTGCTTTTCCGCGAAGAAGGCTTACCGGCAGATAGCTTTTCCTCCAGCAAGCCGGAGGATGCAGCATTGGCGGTTTGCTTGGTTTGCGGTACCGCCGGCTTGTGGGAATCGCCCAGCAGATAGGGAGCAAACACACTGTATAAGCCATAAAGGCCAGCAGCTGGCGCAAGCAGCGCGCAGCTGAAAACCAGCACGTTTTTCTTAGTAAAGAGTGTGGCACGCCCATCTACCTTGACCTCTTTACCGACGCCGCCGACATGCGAGTCATACAGCCCGAAGTAATCTTTGTCGTACTTGGCCTGATACTGGCTGATGACATCCTTGATGCGCATCTTGTGGCCTTCGTAAATAGTGATCACATAGCGATTCTTCCAATACGGGATGGCCGCGAGCGCGGTGTGCTTTTTCATGTGGAAAGTCTGCTGAATCGTAGCTTTGACAAAGCGGTTCAGCGATGTGTCGATGTCCTGGCAGAGAAAGACCAGATCGCAGGTCACACCCGTGACCGGGTGGGCATAGTGCCGATGCATGCGGAAGAACTTCTTGTGCTCTTCGGATAGCTTGCGATCCGGGCCATGGGTTTCCCAGGCCTCATCGATCACCACTAGATCGCCGGGTCTGACGAAGCTATCAACCTCGCCGTTGGTGGCCAGCAGCAACTCGGGATCAAAGAAAAAATTCGGTGCCAGGATGATATCCGGTGTGAGCGGGATGATTTCTCCGAGTGTCGCCTCTGGTTTGGCAAGCGCCTTCCGCTCGATCAGGTCGTGAATCTTGTCCTGCCGGATGTTGCGGATATTGGTGAGCACCCGCCGCCCCTGGGCGATGGCGGGGACGATCACCGATTTGACCGCTTCGAATGACTTGCCAGAGCCTTGCAAGCCGCAATAAACGTACATGGCCATGATGGAGTTCCTTAGCCGATGACTGGCAAGCGCCGGATGAGAAAACGGCTGATAGAGGCGCTAACGATCAGCGGCAAACCATATTGAAGTTGCAGGAGACTGGCGTAGTACCAGACACCTGCCGGCACAGCCCGAATCAAGCCGGACAGATTTAACGCATTGGGTAGTGCATAGCTGATGACTTCGGCCAAGATTTTCACTACGAAGAACATGCCAAAGGCGACCACGAACTTGACCAGGACCGAGCGGAAAACCCATCCCAAGGCGGTCCAGATTGCCGATTGCAGAAATGCCCACATGGCTATGCCCTCAATACGATAAAAAACGCCATCAGCCCCCAGCAGGCAGCAAAGACAGGCTCCAGAATAGGACGAACCTTCTCGAGCATGGCGCATTGCTCATCCAAGTGATGCACCGCCCCTTCTCGGAAAAAGGACAAGTCCAGATCAACTGAAGGGCATTGACCATCGCCGGAAGGCAAGGTCACGCCCTTCAATGGGTTCAAGGCATCAATGACGGGCTGCATGATCTGTAAACCGGTAGGCGTCTCTTCCAACTGCGGTTCAGCTACCGTCGGCGCAGTTCCAAGATCGACGGTTGCGCCTTGGCTACCGGTGCCCGTATTGGTAGTAGCGCCAGTACCACCCCATGTTCCAGGCAGAGTAATTGATGGGTCCCAATATGGCGTCCCGGGGCGGGCATCGGCCCAGCCGGCCGGAGCCTGATCATTAGAGCCAACCGCAATAGGAGCTAATGCCCCGCTCAGCGGAGTAGATACACCAGTAGCCTTGATATCGGATGCGCTGATCGAATTGGGACGGGATAAATCCGGAGGCCATGCAAGACCTGGCGCACGCTGTCGCGCATCATCTATTGCTGAAGAAAGCGCGGCAGCAATAAGTGCAGGGTTCACTTGATCATTGGCACGAGAGTCCGGCAAGTCTGATGCTGCAAGAGTATTGCTAGTGATTGGCCGAGGTTGATAGCGTAGGTCCTTCAACAGCTTGGGAGGGGTCTTCTCCATGATAAGGACCAGTTGGTAGATATGGTTATCACCGACATAGCCAAGTCCTGTGCAGGCCGAAACGCTATAGCCAGAAGCATCCAGAGTGCCGCGGGGGCAGTTGCAAACAGTGTCCGGCGTTGGACAAGCATATTGCTTGGTACGCAGGAAGATCGCGGTGTCACCATTGGGACGATTAGCAAAGACTGCATCGTTGGGGTAGCCCATCACCATCAGAGCATCCACCAGGCTGGATGAAGGTAAGGCACGTGTTGGCATCTGCGACAGGTCCATACTCGGACCAGAGAATGTAACGCTGGCACCGTCACCATGTACCAATACCCCTGGCGTTTGCTCATCGAATACCCCGGTATTCACGGCCATCATCAGCGGCGCCGCTAACACTACTGACTTCCCCAAGAATCGAACAGCTGACGAACGGGCAACTGTTCGCATGATCTGTGCGCCAAGCTGGGTATTCACTTTGAGCGTGGCCAGTTTGTCAGCCAATGCAGCGCCCATTGCTGCGTTGACAGCGACAGATGAGGACGGCATTCCATTCACCAGGGCAGAACCGGCTAAAGCGCCCTGAGACAGCACAATGGCAGCGCCACATAGTAAACGCTTCATATGGATTTGAGCCCTTGGACCACAGCATTCCCGCAAGAGACGCCCAGTGCGAAAGCAGCCAGATACCACCATTCAGCAGCCATGTGCATTCCTTCAACAGATTGATCAGTCGAAATGCCCGGACTTTCGCATGCGAAAGTCCGGGTCCGGACGCTTAGCCCTTCATGCGCTTGCGTACAGCATCGAAAGCGAAGCCGATGGCAACCAGGCCGATCATGCTGATGCAGATCGAGGCAACGGCTTGGGCTACCTTAGCGACAGGGAATGCAGCCACGAAACTGTCGATAAGCGCCGCAGTATCCACGCCGCTAGTAGCCGGAGCGGGGTCCGCAGCAAAAGCGAGCGCCGGGACGGCCAAGATGGCAACCAGAGCAAGTTTTTTGATATGAGCATTGGTGTGCATTGCGTTTTCCTTTTAAACACGGGTTTTGAACGGTTTGAACAAGAAGGCCCCATAACGGGCAATAACCCAGCTCGATACAACCATGGCAAAGGCAAACGCCCAGAAAACGCCAGCGGTTTGCCAGTTGACCGATTGGGATTTCTGCATCGCGGCATACTCCTGCGGCGAAAGCAGTACGAGGGTCTGGCATTGCTCGATCTGGGTCGTATCCAGATGCAGCAAGCCGGACTCATCAGAGCGGACACACTGAGCCATGGGGTGGCCTTCGCAGGTGCGTCGCAGAATTGGATAACCGGGGAAAAGTTGGGTCTGAACTGAAATCCAGCCCAACGCTATCCGATCGATTCACGAGGCCGGGCAGCTGTGGGCGGTTTGCCCCTCCCCTCAGATCGGCCCTAGCTTCGACAAAAGTGGGTTCCGTACAGTTATTGACACTAGTCGAACTAACTGCGGGCTCGCTTCGCTCGCGGTTAGGTGCGAACTCGACCGTCCATTCATGGCGTCGGGATTGAATGAAGACACCATCCTCGCAGTCAGCGACACCCAGAATACGAACTCCGACTTCCTCGCCATACCGGTTTGTACGGCCGGTTTCGCGACATAGCCGTATGGGCAAATCACTCAACCTAAGACCAGTGCCACCCAGCGCTCGCACGAAACCCGCCCAATCACCAGCATCGGCAGCTTCAGCTGCCCGGCTGATCACTTCACTGTCTATCACCGTGCCGTCGTTCGCAGCGATACGCCGCAGCTCGCGCCACAAGGTGACAGGCGCGACGCCAACCTGCTGGAACTGGCGAATGCCCCAGCACGATGCCCAAGCCAGAACACGTTCGGCAGCCGTGACCGTATCCATGCCGTCGAAGTTAACGCCCACCGGCTCGCCATCGCTTTTCTTGCCATCCACGTTCTTGCAAACATACTTGGCGACGTAGCCGGCGGCCGTACCGCGCTTCCAATCGATTTCGATGCACTTGAAGCGGGCCTCGACATTGCCGGCCAGCTCCTCACGATCTTCACGAGTGGCATATTCGCGGAAGATCGCAGCCAGTTCGTCGGCCTGGCTGGCAGAAACAAAAAGCAGCAAGTGCCAATGCGGGCAAGCATCGTGATGCGGCTCGGCAATGCGGAAGCCATAGGGGGAAATCTCGCGGCGATGCAGTTCCGCACGGATGCAGGCGTAAACGCCCGATAGGTATTGCTGGGCTTGGCGCGGCGTTCTGCCGCAATATTTTGTGTTCTCGATGACCCCGCCTTTGTTGAGCTTGCGGAAGGCATGGAAGCGAGATGGGCAGGTAATTGTCAGGAAAAGCGCCGCATGTTCCAGGGAGCGGGCAATCGCCTCAAAACCGGCAATACGGGTCATCAACTCCGCGCGGCGGTTATCTGGATTCGAGACGGACAGGTCGGCCAACTCGGCCAGCGTGAATTCGTCGCCCAGCTCATTGAAAGCAACCAGGCTTTCCAGCAACGAGCGGTTGCGGCAACGTTGCGAGCGGAAGCGGGCCAAGGTGTCATTAGACACATACAGCCCAGCCCGCTGATTGACCAGGCCGGTGCGGATGGATTCCGCCTCTACCTTGCGGGCCACACCACGCCGAAAAACCTTGCGCCAGAAGCCTTCATCGGTCAGGCGTTTGAAAATACTTTCGTGGCTCACGCTCCGCTTGCCTGGCGGCGGTAACCGCGTGCACCCTTCTGGCGCTTCTTCATCATCGAAGAAGAAAACATCGCGCTCCGCCAGGTAGTCGGCCAAGCGCTGGAAAAGTGATATGTAGTCGGAGCCACTGCACAGTCGCTGCACGGAGAGAATGTGCTGCACGGTTTCCTTGGCGGCCTGGCATAGTTCGGCATCGCTGGCACCCAACTTGAGAGCACCGCCGATTTCCACGAGGTGATCACGGCAATCTTGCACATAGAGGTTGGCGGCACGACGGGCATCGCCGTCGTACCGGAACTCCTCGGAAAAAAGCAGCTTGTTATGCTGCCGCCGAATCCGCTTGGCGAACTGCGTGGGAACAGTGCGGAGCCAGCTATCCACCCACTCACGATCTTCCACGAGGCAGGCGCGGCGGTATTCGAGTGACAGCGGGTGCAGCATGATCAGTCCTCGAGAGCGTAGTAGCTATTCACAACTGGCCGGCGAGAAAAGCGCTCGCCAGTTTCCTTGTCGGTGTAGACAAACGATTTGCCACGATAGCCACCACAACTCACAAGGCATTCGATAGTCTCTCCCGACTGGCCTATCCGCTTTTTCGAACGAACTTCAACAGTAGCCGGCGGGCTATATTCATCTGGTGCCGGCAGAGTGACCTCGGTGTAGAAAAACTCCTCCGACTTACGGATCGTATTCACGCGTCCGCGCAGAACAGACTGATTGGGCTTCAAATTCAGCTTGATGGCTTCTTGAGGGGTGCTCATTTGGATTCCTTCCTTAAAGATTCATATGTACGTGGGGCTTAAGAGAATTCTTTTTCCAGGCAGCGCTTTCGCAGAAGCTCCAAATTGACCAAGGAGTACTTGCCAACAGAAACAACGGGGAGGTAGCCCTTGTTGACAAAGCCAACTACGACCCCGACAGGGAGCCCTACTAGCTCTGCAAAGCGCTCTCTAGTCACCAACGGAGGGGCATAGTTGTGCGACGAGGCTGCAACGGAAGTCACGCCCATCAACGACGAAGGTGGTTGTGCGGCATGCGGCCATGTACTATGACTGGATGTAATTTGGGACATAGTGTAAATTTAGCTCCATGCAAAATCTGCATGGTGCGAAATTACCATCAACGGTAAGAATACGCAATGAGCAACGAGACAAAAATCGAGGAACGGCTGCGTGCCGCCATTGAACAGATCGCACCCAACCAAACAGCTCGTTATGACTTGCTGAGCACAGCAACCAGGATTGCAAGACACAAATGGGTGAACTGGGTTAACAGGAGACAAAGCCTATCAGTCGAGATGCTGGAAGCATTCCTGACCGGCTGGCCTGAGATGGCAAGTTGGATAGCAACTGGTGCTGGGACAAAGCCAAGCCCGCATATGGATCGGATCGACGAGATAGTGCTTGGTCGAAACGATCAAGGGCAGTCTGTAACAAATATTCCCCACACAGTATCCCAGTATGGCAAAGGCACCCCACCTGCATTTGAGTGGGGTTATGACGGTAGTGGCCCGCGCGAACTGGCGATGAACATCTTGCACATAATGGGGATGTCGTCCCCGGTAGCCGATTACTTCGCGAGACATTTCACAGAGCGGTTTCTATTGGGCATCCCGCAAGAAGGAGGAAGTATCGATATCAAGCTGGTTCAAAACTGGCTGCAAGAAATCAAAGAGGATATCCAGAAGAAGACAGATGAACATCGCAGGCTTGAAGAGCTCAGGCAAGCACATGAAGCGCAGGTCAGAGACGCGATGGAGAAATTCAATGCAGGAAAGGAATAACAAAGTATCAAATGGCAATCAAACCAGTGAAGACAGGCTGGCAGGTCAACATCCAGCCAGGAGGAAGGGGGGCCAAGAGGTTTAAGAAGACATTTCCCACGAAAGCAGAAGCTGTAGCGTGGGAACGATATGTAAGGGCAAAGGCCCAGCAGGAGCCCGAGTGGGCTCCTGCCAAGAAAGACCCTCGCTCACTCTCCGAACTTGTTGACCTCTGGTTTCAGCACCATGGTTCAGGCTTACGATCTGGACAAGGCACGTACCAAAGGCTACTGCTCATGTGCCAAGCGATGGGCAATCCACGCGCCGAGACTTTTTCCGCAGACCTATTTGCGGCCTATAGGGCAAACCGGCTCGCGGACGGAATCTCCGCCAGCAACATGAATCGTGAGCATGCCTACATGAGAGCCGTTTTTAACGAGCTAACTAGGCTTGGCTTATGGAAAAAGGAAAATCCGCTCCAGAAGCTACGCTCCTTCAAGATACAGGAGCGGGAGCTCTCCTACCTAACCGCAGAGCAGATACAAGCTCTGCTCCAAGCATTGCAAACCGGCCGTAACCCGCACGTCCAGCTCATCGCCAAGGTGTGCTTGGCAACTGGCGCGCGCTGGGGAGAGGCTGAGGCCCTTCGCAGATCGCAAGTCAGGAATGGGGTGATCCAGTTTGTACAAACCAAATCATCCAAGGCGAGAGCCATACCGATTACATCGGAGCTAGAGAAAGAACTGTGCGATCACCATCGGGAACACGGCAATGGAGAAAGGCTGTTTGAAACCGCCTTCTCCGCATTTCGAGAAGGGGTGGAGCGCGCCAGCCTGAAGCTGCCGACGGGACAGCTGACCCACGTCCTTCGCCACAGCTTTGCCAGTCACTTCATGATGAACGGCGGCAATATCCTGGTGTTGCAAAGGGCGTTGGGCCACCACAACCTCACCATGACCATGCGCTACGCCCATCTTTCACCTGACCATTTGAGCGAAACCCGCATGCTGAACCCGCTACGCGCGTTGAACCTTTGTTGA